TTGAAATTTATGAGATATTGTGATAGGAATGATAAAATACTGGAGTGGGGAAGCGAAGAATTTTTTATACCGTATTATGATCCAACAACTAATAAAGTTCGCAGGTACTTCCCAGATTTTATTGTAAAGATAAAGGAAAGTAGTGGAAATATAAAAAAATATCTAATTGAAGTGAAGCCAAAAAGACAAACGATAGAACCAAAACAAACTAAAGGAAAGAAAAAAAAGACTTATATTACTGAGGTTCTTACTTATAATAAAAATATTGCTAAGTGGAACGCAGCTAGAGAATGGTGTGCGGATAGAATGATTGAATTTAAAATAATCACAGAAGAAGAATTGGGTCTATAAATAACTAAAAAGTATGTAAATGGCATTAACACAAGGAACTACAAGTAGTACATTCCTTTTAGATGGGCTTTCTTTTACTGCGACTTCAAATACTGATGATGGAAGCAATGTAACTGTAAATAGAACTCCTACGATACCTTTTAATTCATCAGAAGTAGATTTTAGTTCATCATTTTCAAATGTTGATGGATCTGTACAATGGGCAGACGTTAATTTAAATACATCCGAAGCATTTCAAAAAGGTGCTCCAGATGTATTCATGGCAGAATTAGCAAATAACCCAGCATATCAAGATACAATAAAAAATGCTGCCGATTATTTAAGTAAGGATTCATTTGGAAATGAAACTTTTGGTATAGATCCAAATCTTAATGCGGATGGATTGACTGGAGAAGGGGCGCTAAACAGCGAACAAGCGGCAGATTCGAAAAAGGGCGGATCTGCTGATGGAGGTTCTACCTTAGTCTATCCAGAATCTAGAAGTGCCTCTCTAGATTATTTGAAAGTAACTGTTATTGAATATGCTCCCCCAGGGCTTCCAACTGGAGGATCTTTCTCTTCTCCATCAACAGAATCTGCTGGAAGAAAAAAGAGTGCTGGAAAAACTATTTTCCTTCCAATGCATCCTTCAATATCAGATTCAAACTCAGTATCATGGAATCAGGATTCATTAAATCCATTTCAAATGGCAGCAGCGGGTGCTGCCATGAAGGCTATAGAAAAAGTTGGTAATGCTGATTTTATGGGAGCCCTTGAAGGATTAGCAACAGATGCTAAATCATTTGCTCAAAATATTGCTGATACTGGTGGTATGCCAGAATATATTAGAGCATATTTTGCTGGACAGGCAGTTGGTGCGAATGTAGTTGGAAGATCTACTGGTGCTGTTCTAAACAATAATCTGGAATTATTATTCCAAGGACCAACTCTAAGAACATTTAATTATAATTACAAGTTCACTCCAAGGAGTTCTAGTGAAGCAAACATCGTAAAAGAAATCATAAGAACTTTCAAAACTGAAATGGCAGTTAGAAAGGGAAAGACTAATCTTTTCCTACTATCTCCAAATGTTTTTGCTTTAGAATATATTTTCGGAAACACTGGATCTCAACATCCATTCATGAATCAAATCAAAACATGTGCTCTTACTAATTTCACAGTTGATTACACTCCAGATGGATCTTATATGACATATCAAGATGGATCTATGACTTCATATAATGTAAACTTACAGTTCTCTGAACTAGAGCCAATCTATAGAGACGATCAAGAAAATTCTGGAGGAACAGGATACTAAAAATGGCAAATCCATATTTCAGACAAGTACCAGACTTTCAATATGTAAACGTACTTCCAAACTCGGACAGTGCCAGAACATATGTTACTGTTAAAAATTTATTTAAGAGAGGGAAAATTCGTGAAGAGATTTTTAAGAATCTAAATTACTTTACGAAGTATATAATTGTTGGAGATGAAAGACCAGATAACATTGCTTATAAAATATATGATGATCCAACTTTAGACTGGGTAGTTTTACTATCAAACAATATTATCAATTTTCAAAGTGAATGGCCTCTCCCTCAAGATTCAATAGATGAGATATTAATAGACAAATACGGATCATACGAAAACTTATTCAGTGGAATACATCATTACGAAACAATTGAACAAAAAAACGCTCAGGGATTAGTCATTGTTCCTGATGGGTTACATGTAGATGAAAACTTTTCTATTGAGTATTATTCAAATGCTAATGGTGGTCAAGTATTAAGGAGAAATATCACTAGACCAATTACAAATTATGAATATGAAATTGAAATAGAAGAGAAGAAAAGAACCATCTATGTCTTCAAGGCAAAGTATCTGAATGTTCTTATAAACGATATTGAAAAGATTCTACCATATAAAAAAGGTTCTGAACAGTATGTGTCCAAAACCTTAAAGAAAGCAGATAATATTAGATTGTATAATTAATCATTCATCAACTAGACGTTGAAAATAACTTAGAGCATCATCCTCATCTTCATCTGAAGAGGTAGTTGTTTCCACTTCTTTCTTAGGAGCTTCTTTAACCTTACGATAAGATGCTTCTAGTTCTTCTACAACATTTTCCTCTGCTGTACGCTTAGGAACGTATGATTCGTACTCTTCCTCTTCATCATAAGAGGAAGACTTGGGAGCAACTTTACCAAGACCGAGAACTTGATTGAGACGCTTTTCTAGTTGATCATAAGTCTTGAATTGATCTGGAGCGATAATAGCAGAGAGAGAATATTCTTTCTTCCAGATTGCTTCTAGAGCTTCATCATCTCCATTCAGAAGTGGAGCAGCAGCAGCAAACTCTGAATTATCATAGTTCCAATAACCATCCTTCTTAACAATTTTTAGTTTGAAGTTAGCACCTTCCCAGAAGTCAAATGGATTGATTGGTTCTTCATCATCAAATTCAGGTTGCATAGAACTTAGGATCTTATCAAAGATCTTCTTACCAAACTTGAATAGGAATACTTTCCCTTCATTTTCTGGATGTAGAGGATCTTTTACAACATAAATGTTGCTATAATAAGATAGTTTACGCTTTTGCTTGCGAACTGTTTCCTTATCAGCATCGTGACCGCTGTTCCACAGAGTCCGATTATATTCAGTTACTGGGTCTTTTTGACCGAGAGTAGTCAGAGAATTTTCAATATACCAACCACCAGGACCTTGGAATCCATGGGAGAACATTTTTACCCAAGGAAGATCTTCTCCATCAGGTGCTGGTAGAAAACGAATAACGGCGTAACCAGTACCACCTTTATCCATCTCTGGTTTCCAGAAGCGATCATCTGCGCTGCCGCTTGATCCTGTGCTCATCTTTTCAACTTCTTTTACAAGTTTATCAGTAAGAGAACCAAGTCGTGATTGCTTCTTTAGATTTTCAAATGACATTTTTACCTCGTATTTGTACGTATTTGGCTTTTGGGGTTTGCTTTGGTGCGGATTCCCTAGCCGCATAAGAATAGTGTATCAGTAGTCTGTTTGCTTGTCAATCTCTTTTCTCATTGTCTCTAGGAGTTTTTCCATATTTGAAAACATGAATCCAATATCAACACCTTCCTGTAGTCCCATCATTCTAGCACCATTGATGATTTTTTCTTTCATCTCTTGTGCTTCTGGATCATCAGAGAGACTCATGCGAGTATAAAGTACTCTTTGCTTTTCTAAAAGTTTTTGTAAGAGATCTACATGATGAATCTTTTGACTTTTATCCATCTTATAGAATTCAAAAACGTTTCCATAAACTTCTTCCTGAAGTTCTGAAATTTCAGCCAACTCTGCTCTGACCATTTCTGAATTGAAAAAAGTCACAATATACACTCCTTTAGTATCTTTTTAAATTTAAATATATCAATATGTATGAATGGAGAATATTTACGTATTCTCATTGAGACAAATTGCCACACTGGATCATCCAGTTTTTTATCAAAGTCACGTCTAAAATTAAATACCTTATCTAAGATTACTATAGTTTCTAATGAAACTTCTTTTTTAAGATACTTTTTGAGAATGATTGGATGAGAAGATCCTTTTATATGAAATACATCATCTACTTTATTATCAGAGAATAAATCACATACTTCAGATTTGAAAATATAAGTAAGAGATTGTGCTTTTTTCTTCCACTCAGTATATAAAGACTCTCCCTCTCTTATGATATCACCAATCCATAATGACTGAGGATCATCACAACTAGAAAAATTAGCAACAAAGAATTGTAGTATTTCGTCGTCACTTTTTTGACGACTCATCTTTTCAAAAAAGAATCTATCCTTTCTCTTATAAAAGGATTGTATTGATGATCTCGTTTTTCCTAAGTACTTATGATAATCGT